ATTTTGATGTTTAGTGTTTTCGTCTGATACCAATCCATTTTCGTATTTTTTTAAAAACCTTTTCAAAAGATCAACATTCTTTTTTTTTGGTTTGCTGTTTCTTGTTTTCTTTGACTTCAAAATTTCGATTCCATTATTTGCAAAATGATTCATAAAACCCAACCTGTAAAATTAGCATCTCTGTCAGGGTACATGTCTTCATTTTGATTTTGATTGTACTCAGGAAACTGCTCATTGTTAAAATTCATAAAATCAATAAATCTTCTCGTATAGAATTGAGCAAAATTTCTGTGCTTGTCAATCAAAGAATCAACCTCCTCCTTTGTAACCGATTCGCTGTTTTCTGAATTGTGTTTGAAAACTCCTCCGTTTGCCACTTGGTAAGCAGCAAAAGGTAGGTAATCAACCATTGCATAGTGTATCAACATGTCGACAATGTAATTCTTTAGTAAAGACAAATAAGGGTCTTGCAATCCTGTGCCTCCTCCTGCTCCATCCAAAATGTCTGCAGAGATTTTATCGTACAACTTGCCACCCAAAAAATTCTGAATGTGAATCTGCTGAGCGATTTTGATGAATTGCAAAAATTTATTCACATCTACGTTGCCATCAATGAGTGTGTTTGCTTTTAAATCCTTTGCTGTTATGAATAATGCTGTTGCCATTTGCTATCTTTTATTTTTTGCCTCCACTCCAATTCGGATGATGCCCACCATTAGGCATATCAACAGGTGCCACAATCGATTCTGCTGTGCCTCTTGGGTTTATATTATACGACTTAGGTATTGACCTTGTTCTTTGATAATCATTGAAAGCAGGGCTTGTAATCGTCTTGCTTTTTAATCTGTATAAAACTTTTTTCCAAACATGGTGGCAATATGGTCCTCCCTTATATTTGAATAAATCGTAAGGTTGTGATTTATGACCGAAATTTGAATTGATCCCCTCTCTGCTTGCTTTGTCAATGTCTTCAATTCTGTAAACTGCAGGATAGCCCCTTGAATCAAATCGACTCATCATTGTAGAACAGAAATCTCTGCTATCGCTTGATGATTGTTTCTTTTGATGATACTTATATCTAATCTTGTAAAATGATTTATCTAAGTAACTAAATCCCTTTGGTTTTGGCGTTACATATCCTGCGAGCTTTTGAGCTAAGTTCTTTTTTTCATCCAACAAATAATTAGCCCAAACTTCATCGTCATACTCTTCGCCATCGCACTCAATCTCATCTACAATCTCCCATTCGTCCAAAATCTCTTCATGCTCTAAATTATTGAGTATAGCTTTTGAGATGTCCTCTGTCAATTCGACCTGCTCCGACAAATCATGCGATTCGCAAGGCATGTACCAAATTTTATCATCCAATTTATGTTCATGATATCCCTCACATCCCATCTCTTTAGCTACTGCGATTGCCTCCTCTTTAGTATCAAATGCACTTCGTCCATCTATTTGTTTTGAAGTTAATTTGACTCCTGTTTCCTCTTCTCTTGTTTCGCTGTCTATTGTAGTATCAATTTCGACAAACTCAAGTGGTTGAAGAGTCTTAAAATAAAGATTCAATGTAACCTCATTAAAGGCAAGTATCTTATCAAAAGCATCAAGTAATAATTCTTGAAATGGGCGAATCACAGTATTGTCCATCAATACACTTGCGACCTTTAATTCATCGGCATTGTTTCCGAGTCCTGTTTGATCCTTGATTCCCAATAACATAGGCGATGTAATTCTATGCCCTAACATTATTTTGCGAGTACTCTCTGAACTTAGAAACTCATACTGCAAATGTGCATCACTTAATTGAACTGCATCAATGCTACTTTGTGAATCTGTATTCTCGTTAAAGCTGAGTATAAATTTGCCTGCGTTTGAGCTGCCGCTGTACTTCTCGTAAATTCTCCTTTCAATCAATTCTCTCTCCTCTTCATTCGGTACTCCATTGTTGAAGTTGATTAACATGCTTGGGGCAAGCCCATTTTTTATGTTAGACAAGTGATAGTTTGAAACCTCCTCCTCTAATTCAGCATATTGCAAACTGCCTTGGTAATCTACAGGCGAAAAGTAATAGTGTCCTGCAACGTAAGGTTTGATGTATAACAATTCGATTGCCTCATTGCTTGTTCCAAAAGCAGGTATTCTTTGAGGTTCATCCTGAGGTTTGATTTTAGCCCAATCGTGAAAATAGTAATAGCCCTTGACTTCTCCATCATCGTTTGCCTTTTCAATTGCAATTGTCTCAATAGGTAAGTGCTCAATTTGTGCAATCCTTTTTCGATCCTTTGAGTAAATTATTTGAACTGCACATTGCCCCATTAGTTTGAGATCATACGCTAATTTGCGAGTGCAATCTTTATTGAACAAAGATAATGCCTCTGCATATTCATTCGGCTTTTTATTGCTGTCTGTTGCATCTAATCCTTTGCCATAAATCATCTGCGAAATTCCATTGATAATCGCATTGTTTGTTGGGCTTCCTGAATATCTGTCTAAAAGGTAACTAAAGTATTCATTCTTTGTGCCATAGGTAACCCATGTTTTGTCCTTAGTAACCTTGATTTCAGGTGAAGTATAGTTGCTTAGATTTACAACATTAATTTTACCCTTTTCTGTACGTCTTCTGCTCATAATACAATATAGTCATTTGTGCTTGTTTCTTTTTCAATGTAATTTCCTTTATTGATATTGTAGGATTTTTCATTGACTTGATTGATTTCCTGATCTGTAACAAAGATCTTGTCTTTGTAAACTACCCTTTTTTTGGGTGGTGTTGAAACATCATTATTTGTTATCCACAAGCTGTAAGTCATTCCCTCCTGCAATCCTACAGGTTCAAAATTGACTTTAATATAATCTCCATAGCTTTGGGTTGTATAGCTTTGATTTGTGATGTTTTCTCCTGTTATATCATCCACAATATAAGCTGTGTAATCTTCTGCCCATAAACTGCCCTGTGGTGCCGAAATAAAATAAAACTCTTGTTGTCTTATTCCTCCGTTACCATCATCGCTTGTTTTTAATAGTATCATATATGTATAACGCTATTTGTATGAATTTTTGTGAAATAATTTAAAAAAAAAAGAGCCACATTCTTGTAGCTCCCTTTCAACTCGACTAAAATCCAATTTTAGATATCTGTAATGTCAGATGTAGAAACTGTGATTCCAACTCCTGTAATTCCTCCTGATAAGAAATTAGCAGGTTTTTTCTCCATTCCTTGAAGCGTTAAAGTGTAACCGCTGAGGTCTCCCATTGCAGCTCCACTCACAACTGTGCCTCCATTTACGTCCGCGCCAAACTCACTTCCAACTAAAAAGAAATTGCCATTGTTATCTTCAACCACAACGTGTGGTCTTGCAACTGCAATTACTGCCAATTGGTCGTTTGATTCAGGCGATAGCTTTTTTAATGTTAAATTAACTATTTGATCATAAAAAGTAGTGCCATTCTCTCTGCTTGATGTGATGGTTTGTTCTAATGAAGAGTTGCCTTTCAATACATATTTGTAAGCTGTCGGCGATCCTGCTACTGCTGTAATTTCATCACTTGTAGATGCGTAAGTAATATCTCCTAACGTACCGAAGTCAATGAAATAAACAGCCTGCAACCCACCTACGCTATCCTTGCAAGGTTCTGTTCTCCCTTTTGTTATTAAGCATGCCATTTGTTATATTTTTTATTTGTTATGGATTTGTGGGTCAGAAAAAATCCAACCCACTCTCTCCGAATTATTATTAAGCTCCGTAGTAAACAATGTCAGATGCAACACCATACTGCACACCTGCTGTGTAACGCATAATGAATCTAACATTTTTGCTTCCGTCCAAATCTGCCATGTCCAACACTCGCACCTCATTGTGATCGTTGAGTAATCCTGTGCCGAAAAATAGGTTAGATTTTTGAGCAGCTACCATTCTGTTGTCTGCAAGTCCATTTGCAACAACAATAGAAACTCCATCAAAAGAAAGCCCTGCTCCTCCATTGTACCACATTGTACCTTGTGCACCGATACCTGAGTTGTTTTCTCCGTTTACGAAACTTCCGAATCCACCCAAAGCACGAACATAAGCACGAGCGATATTTTGAGAAACATATATTAGCATGTCTTCTTTATTGTATAGTGATGAAGGTATTGCATCAACTACTTTTCCAAGCTCTCCAATTACGTTGCTTGATGTAACTGTTGCAGGAGTCTCGACATGACCACCTGCTGATGCGAATGCTGCATCTGCAAATAGAGTAGAGAATCCATCAAAAGTTCCTGCTCCTGCTGATCCTGACCAAATAGATGTCTCAGTTGCTGATGCTACATCTGCAGAGATTCTTGCGATAAAGAAATCGCTGAATTTTGGAGGTAGCGAGTCGTGCGCTGAAAAGCCCATTGACTCAGCCTCCCAATCGTCCTGAAATGGAGTCTTGCAAAGCTCTAAGTTCACTTGTAACTCTTTTGGTTCAAGTATTCTTTCAGTTAGATCAACTGATCCTGTGTCTGTAAATCCGCAAGTTGCATTTGCGATAGCAGAAGTGTAATCAACTTTTTTGATCACTTCTTTTAATTTAATGTTTGGCTTAACTGTGATTAGTTGGTTAGCCAATGTGTTACCACTTAATAGAGCCGCTCCGATATATTCTCCTGCAAACTGCCCTGCATAAGTAGATGTAATAGATACTGATGTTGCCATTTTTATTATTGTTTAATGTTTAAAATTTTGCTCACTATTCTATCGTAAGCTGTTATATTCTTGTTAGTGTTAAATTTGAATTTAGCCTTGAAAGCACTCTCCTCTTTTGGTGCATGCTTCAATGGTTCTGTTGCAGGTTTTGAAAGCTCTTCTTTCAACTCTTCTTGCTCACTAACCTCTTCGTTAGTAGCATCCGACTCGACTTGCTCATTC